TTTTTGTGGATAAATTATATTTTCATATAATCTTCTCTTTAATATTAAATATTCAACATCTATTTTATCTTCTGATATTTCTAATTGTTTTGCCATAAAATGTTTATACAACAACAACTGATTAGTTTTGTTCTTGTCGGCTTTCATATATTTATTCCAACCCATAGTAGATGATTTAATATCAATAATTCTCATACGACCAGTTTTCTTGTCGTGTAGAACAACATCCATATAACCAACAAACTTCATATCTTTTGGTAAATCATAATTAAGATTCATTTCGATACCAACTAACTCAGTATCTTTCTTTTTGAAATGACTACCTTTTCTTTTTAAGAACTCATCAATGATTGCGAATCCGTCATTAGTGAACTCAATCATTTCTTTTTGGTCTACTTCAAACTCATCACCATATCTTTCTTTAGATTCTTTATACAATTCTTTCATACGATAAATCAAAATATCGTGTAATGGTAAAGCATCTGCTTCCTTGATTGTTCGTTCATAATAACAAACTAAATATGCTTGAATAGTTTCGTGAATGGCACTACCAAACAAGGTATAAATATTACCTTTAAAAGTTTCTGCTTTATCCACATAATTTAACTTCCAAGCATAAGGACATTTGTCCCACATTGCGAACTGACTATAACTTATTTTTCCCATATTTTTTTAACTGAGTGTAGTGGCAGTGTCCACATTTTACCATCACTATCTTTTAATTTATATAATGTAGGAAAGTGTGCAATACTTTCTAACACTAATTCAGTACCCTCTTCTAAATCACCATTAACTTCGTGATGATGTTTTATTGTTTTAAATCTATCACCCTTCTTAACACCAAAGTGTTCAGTAGATGGCTTGTCAAATTTTCTTACTTTGCCCATTTGCCTCTTGATACCACTTGTGCCATAATTCCATATACTGATATGTCATTGTAACTATCTATTATTGGTTCGTCTTCAGTTGAATCATCTGTGTCTCTCATCAATAATGTTTTAATTCTCTCTGTTTTGTCTTGTATTCTGAACCACAATCCTAACAACGATAATTTAATATCCTCTTTGGTTTTCAACAATGAACCAACTGCTACATTTTGGGGCCCGTAGTTATGTTGTTTTCTTAGGAACAATTCATATTGTTCTTGTTGTATCATCAGAAACTCTGATGTCATTTCAGGATATTTATGCTCCATATATTTTACGATGTCCCTTGTGTCCACCGATTCCATTTCTTTTTTTGTAGGTGCGTCTTTAATCGCCATCATTTACTCCATATTTTTTTTAGTTGTTTTTCATCTACACCATACTTTGATACAATCGAATATACAACATCTTTACCCATAATGTCAAGCGTTTTTTCAATATTTTGTGAACTTTCTTGAAAGTAATCACACAATATATCCATCGCCCACTTTTCTATCTTGGATTTCTTCTTAGGTTTAGTATATCGTAAGTATGTATTTCCTCTTGGTAATATGTTGGTGTAGAATTGATAAATTGTTTTAGGTTTTAGTTCCCAATACTTTTGAATCTCGTTGACTACTTCAATCCACTCTGCTTTCATAGATAAAAATCTATGCACCATATAATTAGACCAAGTCTTTTTATCGGCATCAGTTAAGTTGTCCCAATACAATTGGTTCTGAACATTAGTAATCTGTTTTATGTGGTCAAATAGTGTTTTTGTTTTCATTGTGAATAACCTTTAGATATAAATAAGTATCTTGTATGAATCTGAAAATGTAAATTATTTAAAAGAGTTTCCAAGAATCCAAGTGACTATCGAATATCTAACACCACTTGTTACTGGTCTAACTCTATGTCCTAAGTATGCTGGAAATAATATTAGTGAACCTTTTTTTCTTGAACCATAACAATTATCATCTCCTTTATCATTTGACATACTAAATTCAAACTCTCCACCCTCATAATCATTTTCATCACTTAGTTGAATTATCGCTGTTATCTTTCTTAGTGAAGTAGAACAATCACCTATGTCTAAATGCCAGTCATACTTGTCGGTGTTTTGGTATCTTAAAACAACGATATCCTCTAATTCATATGGTTTTTTCAAGTCGAATTGAAAATTAAGTAAATTAGACATCTCACAAGCCATTACTATATTTTTTGTTAACTTGAATCCGTCTGACAAAACCACATCATTTTTTAATCTTATCTCTTGAACTTTTCTAACATCTTCATTTATTACATCCGAATCATCTCCTTTATAAGTTCCTGCAACGGTAGATTTCTGTGAGTTAGATTGACCAAACTTTTCTATCAATTCATCACATTGTTTTGGTGTTAAAAAGTTTTCTCTGTGTAATACAAACTGAAAGTTTTTTTTCTTTATCATCTGAAAGTTTTCCCTTTTATCCAAGTTAACATTGTATATCTATCTTTGTCATAAAATTGTAATACTTTGTGTGCTGCAAAAGCTGGAAATATTACTATCCTACCTTGTTTTGATTCTATTTGTTCGTTCCAAATCTGTAATCCACCACCCCAATAGTCATCATTTAAAAAAATAACTGATGTGAGTTTTGTGTTAATATCTACTAATCTTCCTGGCCCTGCTGCAAAGTCTGAGTGTAGTGTTTCTTCTTCTTTGAAAACTCCCTTTTTATAATACTTTCCCTCTTGTAATTGAATACAATCAATATCAAAATTGTAATGTATATTATTTGAAAGTTCCATAATCTTCCAAACTTTATTTAAATATTTATCTTCTTTGAGTTCTACATCTTGTGTGGATTCTGAATTATCACGATTATTATCAATTATTTCTATAACCTCTTCACACTCACTCTGAGATAAAAAATTATCTCTTACAAGATACCATTGAAAGTCTTTGCTCATTTAAAGTGATTTCCCACGAATAGTTCTTGTATAACATATCTTGTTCCCTTGGTAACTGGTGTTACATTATGAGATAAAAATGTTGGAAATATAGTTAAAGAACCTTTTAGTTGATTCATTGTATACCACTCTTTTGTATGTTTATCTTGAATACCAAATTGAACTTCTCCACCCTCATATTCACTTGGGTCTGTTAGTTGGATTATTGCTACAAGTTTTCTAATTGAACAACTACCCGCGTTGAAATCCGTATGCCAACCATAAAATCCACCCTCGTGATACTTTATGAGTTTCAATTCATCATCGGCACCTTCGATATCAAATTTAAAAACTCCTTGATTTACCATTTTTACGACTTGATATATTTTGTCTTGTAGCCATTTCCAATCTCCATTACATTTATCTGGTCTGTAAGGATTAATTGGTTGGTCAAATAAATACCATTCTTCAGTAACTCTTATCTCTGGTATAATCGCTGCTTCACCCTTTTCACCACCGACTCCACCTACAACTTTTTGTTCTGTGTTAGATATTTGTTCTATCAACTCATCACATTTTTCGTGTGATAAAAATGTAGGTATTTGAATTGAATATTTGAAATCTTTATTCTGTATCAAACTCATCAGAAACTAAAACCCTATTTGCGAAATAATTTTTACCATTATCAGTTCTATTGATATTGTACGTAATTTTTTCCACATTATTTACCTCTATATTGACAACTTTTCTTTCTTGTAATTCATCATTTAATACTACATCACCAATAGCTAATGGTCTGTAATCTGAATCTACTTCAGAATCCCCCACTATATAAAACGGGTGGTCGTCAGTTGCCTCAATTTTTGTATTGTCATCAAATTTGTATATAACCATATTGTCGTGTAGAACTTTTACGGTTTCTAACACTTTTGAATTCTGTATTTTGCCAGTTTCTACATCATATGTTTTTATCATATCGTTTGGTCTGACTTTACATATCTCTTGATATGTTCCGTCTGATAATGTAATCATAGTGTCAAAAGTGAAACAAAAACTTCCTTTGTTATGAACTAACATATCGTTAGCAAAATAATTTTTATGTGTTTCTACACCTAATGAGTATGTTTGAACTGGATTGATGTCCTCTTGGATATCAGTTATTTCAGTTTCTATGATTATATCGTCTTGAAGTTCTAAACATTTATCCCCAACTTCTAATTGTTCAGATTTGATGTCATATCTTTTTTCTGTCCATTGTGGTTTGTAAGATGACCAACCTTTTCCAACTACCCAATATGGATGGTCAAATGTATTTCTACTTTTCTTATCACCAAAACTAATCTCTATGATATCTGCGTGTGTTGGTGTTTCAATGGACGATACTTTACCCACTTTAATTTCTTTTGTTTCAAAGTCATAATTTTTAATTTCATCACCTACCTCAATAAGTTCTATTGCTTTTGTAGTTCCGTCTCCCATTGTGATTGGTGTCCCTGCTACAAAACAAATTGGTGGAATATTGTGAACCAATATATTTGATTGAAAGTATGTATCAATATCCTCGACATTTAGTCCGTAAAATGTTTCATCTGATAAAACATTAGTTTTTGATGTGATTTCTAACTCACTACCATCACTATTTAAAAAGTAATCTCCGATTGCTATATCAGTTGATTGTTTCCAACTCCAAGTGTCTCCTGTTTTACAAAAGAACTTTCCGCCTCCGTGCATTGTATGTGGAACCGCAGGAACTTTTATACTTCCGTTTATTAAATAATACCCATAACTTTGCTTATTTATTGTTTCAACAACAATAGAACCAGAAGAAAATGAACCACTTAAATCTGTTGTTGTATAACTTTCCCAACTTATACCTTCTGATTCATCTGGCATACCAAGTGGTTGATATGATTTGACAACATCACCGACTTCTACATCTTGGATTTGTTTTGTTGAATTGTCATACATATTGATTAAACTTCCACTCGCTACTATTCTTAGGAATCTTGGTTGTGGGTGATATGATTCACTTCCTGACATAATGAACCTACTTGAGTAATTTACACTTTGGTCAACATCTTGTCCAGCGTTTATAATCTCTGTTGGTGTCACCCAATAATATTTTTTACTCGTAAGTAAATGTCCTCTTCCACTACTATAACTACCACTTGATATTATAAACTTTTCAGTTATGTTTCCATTGTCTACCGCATCTTGATAAGTAGTAGTGCCTGATTGATATTTTTTAAATCCTATATTACCACTTCCTAATGATGAGTGAGCACTTGGATTTTTTATCACATAGTCTGGAAAATTAACATTAGGTGTATAGTTATCTTTATCAAATAAAGGTATTAAGCTTGCACTTTCAGGTGATGATGATAGAATATTTCTAAAAGAACTTTTGTTAAACGAACCACTTGCGATGTTAAATAAGGTATCATCACTAAACCAAGGTGTTTGCATAAATAAATGGAAACTACCTGTATATTGATTTTGTCCTCTTTGTGAAAAATATGGTATCGATACATCTTCTGTAAATTCAAAACTTGAACTAATGTTATGTCTAGCAAAACTTGCACTAATTAGTGGTTGTTGGAATGATGAAGGATTATGTTTTACATTATCGTCTTGTCCATAAATATATGCTGTTGTGCAACTTTGAGATACTGCATAATCTGAAATTTTATCAAATGTATCTTGTTGTCTTGATAGTTCACCACTAACTCCACAAGCAGTGTTCATTTCACTAAAATAAATATTATTAGAACCCGTCTCTATGAAGTAATCAACACCCATAAGGATACTAACATTAGTGTTTGATGGCCAACCACCTGCACTTCCTGTAATATAATTTAATAGATTTGTTATTTTTGTTTCAGCTGACATAATTTTCTCCTAAGAATAAATATCTATTTAGTCCATTTTAGTAAAGATATTCTCTTTCATAACCGATAGTGCTGGCGTATTCCAATCTTCTAACTTAATCATAGCGGTATCGTATCCTTGTTGTTTAATTTCATTACACCTTAACCACACTAAATCGCTACCTAATCCTTTGTTTCTATGTTCTGGCATCACATAACGATTGCATAAATAAGGATATTTTCTATTCCAATCTATAAAACACCAACCACCTTCAACTAAATAAAATGACCAATTATTTTTTAATCTGTATTTTAAATCAGGTAAAGTCCATTCTTTAAACCAATCTTTACCAAACGAGTCCTTGAATTGATTTAACTCTTTTAAAATATCTATTTGAACCTCGTTCCATTTCATTTGTTCCCAATCGTTGAACTCTTGAAATTTTGGAACTTCTCGTGTTTCGTAATTACTTAAATCTATCTTGTAATACATTTGTTAATCCTATTAATAAGTATTTAGCCAATCTTTTATGTTGTTCTTCCGTTGGATGAATTTTATTCTCTACCAATGTCATAATCTCCATTGAGTTTAGAAATGAGTCTGGTAACATATCAAGTTCATTTTCTATTGGCATAAACTGAATTAGTTCGTGTCCGAATTGTTTACATAAAGAATCTACACTCCAAATATACCTTAATAACTTTTTATTATCAACATCATCATTTTGAAATTTTGCATAATACTCTGACGAATAGACTATACTTTCTTTTTTTGAATTCTGTTTCTTAAAATCGGTATTGAAATCTGGTACAATTCCTCTAAACATATTTTTTTTCTCACTCCAATATTCTGTTCTATGTGGAAAAGTCCATTGTATAGTGTAAATAGTCTTCTTTTTATTATTTATCAGGTGGTCAAAGAATGTTCTAAAGATTCTGTCATTACTACCACCTCTCCAACCATTGTTCTCAACTTCAAAATCTAAAAACGAACCCAACACATAAGGATAACTTTTTTTAGATGCTTTTTCGTATTTTAATTTGAGTGGCATATAGTTTCGTTTGTCTGATTTATCATTAAACCAATCTGGCAAATCATCTAACTCTTCACCAAATGTGAAACTACAACCAAATGAAGTTATTTGCATTTTTCCTCTATAATTTTCTTTAATTTTTCGGCATATCTTTTATGTGATTCTTTCCCTGGATGTAACATATCAGCTGCCATATCAAATACATCAAAGTGAACATCAAAGTGTTTTCGTGGTAAGTCCCCTTCCCAAGTCCCCCATATAATTTTATCACGACCTATGATTCTATTTAGTAATTCATAGTTATGTAAAAAATTGAAGTAGTGATTGTATTCATTTATATCGGTTTGTTCTTTTATCTGCCACGACCTTAAGACTGCGCCATTGTCATCAAACCAAGTTCTTCTAAAAAAGTGTGGAATCGTAATAATAAATATCTGTCGTCTTGATTCTGGTATGTAAACTTCTGATAAAGTCTTAACTGCAAAATCTAAACCTGTTCCACCTGCTCCATAGTTATGAACTGCCGTGTTTTCATCACCCAATAAATGTGGAAAAGCTTCTTTTTGTTCTAAACCCCAACCATAAGTCCAACTACAACCAAAAGTATAGATTTGTCTTCTAGCGTTTTTGTCATTAAAGATTGGGTCGTGTTGTCTTCCACCCTCTAAACTACCAAAATTATTCTCATAAATATTTAATGCCCGTTCGGTTCCATTTTTATTTACTCTGTAATTATCATAGTAAAACTTTTCTACATTATGTATAATTTTTTTATTCATTTATTAACATTGGTTTAGATTTATAATTTCTTGTTAGTTGCTTTTTTGTAGGATATGTAAACTTATATCTATAAAGTCCATCTATAACTTTTTCATATTCTTTTACTTGTTTTATTAATTCGTCATTGACAATTAGTTTGAAGTCAATGTTTAGTTTTTCTACTACAAATTTTTCAATACCACTACCTACACCCCAAGCACTTGGATAGTTTTCGTAAATATATAAAGGTTCTGTGTCCCAATGTGATATATCAATTAGTAATCCATACTTTGCACCAATAATTCTGGCTTGATGTAATAAATTTCTTACCTCTTTGTAATCTGGTTTACCTGTTAAGATTAAGTCTATGTCGGTAGTTTCCCAATCCTCTAAGAATCCACCCGTCAGCCAAACTTTGTAATTGTCTGTTTCTGGCACACTAAGAAATTCTTGTTTCCATTGTTGAAACAATTTATCTGTTGGTTTATTATTTGGAAGAGTGAATGTTAATTTACCAATTTTAAACTTATTGTATTTAACCTTCTTGTCCAAGTCCAGTTTGCTCCAACATATTTTGTGGAATAGTTCCACAATTACCACAACTAAATACTTGCATTGGAACTATGGCCTCTTTACCAGTTGGTGACATAACTGCAGATATTTTCTTTAAGAAGAATGCTTGTATGAAAGATGCGTTTCCACAATTTTCACAAACAATTGTATCTGCTTTTGATATGTCTACTTGTAGTCCGTCTTGCCTTGGTGGCATTCCTTTTGGATGACTACTCATTTAATACTCCCTATTATTTCTACAAACATAGCCATAACATTAATTTCTTTATCCACTACAACTGCGTCTGATTGTTGATATTTTGACAAGATTAAAATACACTCAGCTATATGACCGGTTCCCCAATCATCTACCGTATCAAACAACAATCTAAACAAATCTGAAAAGTCTGATACTTTTGAATCTGCTAATAATTGTCTGATGTTTTGAAATGAATTTTTCTTGTCCTGCGTTTTCAGTATGTCTAATACTTGTAACTTGTAATCATTTTGAACCATTGTGTTTTCATCAATTACTAATTCACTATTTACCACTTGTCTTTGTGCACCATTA